CCCCATGTTTCTTGCAACTGGGATTGGTGAGCCTGCTTCAATTTTCCCAAACTCATGTTCTAAGAATACATGAGAACCGTTATAATCATTGTTTACTTTTCTTTTTGCCGTAGGAACTAAAACAATTTTAGCACCATAAGTAATATCATTTGCCGTGTTTGAGATATTAGCAACAAAAGCCGAGTTATTAAAAAAAGCCATGCCTTTTTTATTAGCCGATATATTCTTCTCTGCTCCTTTTAATTTCTCTTGCTTGCTAAATCCGCTTTCAAAGACGGCAAAAGCTCCAAGTTTTACATTTAAATCCGATACTACCGGCAATGGATCACCGGCTAGTGCTGTGCTGCTTGCAAGTAAAACTCCAAGTAATAGTGATACTTTTTTCATAAGATTTCTCTCCTGTTTTAAATTATTAAAATTTTATTAGGTATAGCACAAATGGCCGAAGCATAAAACTCAAAAAAGCACGAGAAAATCAAGATTAAAAAGTGGTGTGTTATAATTAATTTAAGTAAAGGAAACTTAATTTTATGGCGCAGCATTACAACTCTCTCTCTGAGGATCAATTTTTAAATTCTTCTTTTTTGATAAATTGGGATCAAAAATTTTCTAATGCTGAGGAACGAGCTGATAGTACAAGGTCCTTATATGAGTTTTTTAAAGCGGCATGGCCTTATATGGAAGGTAATATGCCTTATGTTGATAGCTGGCATATAAGGGCAATAGCCGAGCATTTAGAAGCGGTTTACGCGCGGCAAATAAAGAAGCTGATTATTAACGTTCCGCCTCGCACGGGCAAGACCAATTTAATATCGGTAGCTTTTCCTGCATGGGTATGGATACATAACCCTGCTGAGCGTTTCTTATGCGTATCCTGTACAAATGGTTTAAGCCTTGAGCATGCGCAGAAAAACAGAGCTTTACTCGAAAGCAACTGGTATCAGGATAACTGGGGGTATAGATTCCCACTTCTAAAAGACCAGAACGTTAAAAGCTTCTTTCAAAATACAAAAACAGGCTATAGGCAATCAACAAGCGTAGTATCTAAAACTGTCGGTAAAGGCGGTTCAATCATTATCATTGATGACCCTAACGACCCGGGGGACTTATCTGAAGTAAAACGCCAGAACGTAATTAACTGGTGGACGCAGAGAATGTCTACCCGTTCAAATAACCCGGCTAATGACTGCCGAATAGTTGTCCAGCAAAGAACACACGAGAATGATCTAACAGGTTATATCAGAAAGAATGACAGTGAGGATGATTGGGTAGAGTTAGTTTTGCCACTAGAATTTGAGAAAGCCCGCAAGTGTATTACAGTTCCCCTTGGCATAGATCAGGTTATTTGGGAAGACCCAAGAAACAAAGAAGGAGAGGTACTTAATGACTTACGCTTCGGTGAGAAGCAGGTAAATGAGTTAAAAAAGTTACTCGGCTCTTATGGATATGCCGGGCAATGCCAGCAAAGACCTTCTCCAATTGGCGGAGGAATACTTAAGAAAAAATGGTTTAAGCTCTGGGGTAGTCCCATTAAGCCTAAATTTGATTACATATTGCAAAGCTGGGATACGGCAATCTCTGATGAACCGACAGCTGCATATTCTGCCTGCACTACTTGGGGAGTATGGGGTGAAAAATCCGAGGATGAGCTATTTAGGATGATGCTACTTTCCGTTTGGCGTGATCGAGTAGGCTATCCGGACTTACGAAGCAGGGCTCAAAGACTTGCTAAGGATTATAAGGATATAGGCGAGCATAAAAACCCAATGCCTGCTCAAAGAACTGTTGATTGTTGTTTAATAGAAGCAAAGGCAACGGGCGATCCGTTAATACGTGATCTAAGGCTTGGGGGGATTCCTGCTATAGGTTACACCCCAAAAGGCGATAAAAATGCAAGAGTACAGAGAGCAGCGCCGTTTATTGAGTGCGGACTTGTATACTTACCGACTGAAGAGAAAAACCCTGAAAGGCTAACTCCGTTCGCCGAAGAGTTTCTGGAAACAGTGATAACCTTTCCAAACGGGGAGTCAAAAGACCTGGTTGACTCGATGACACAGGCAATTTTATACCTCCGAGACTTTGATGCTTTAACCCATACAAGCGATGTTAAGGAAGATGAAACCATTACTAAACCTAGGAAATTATACTAATGGCAGTAGGAAGTAGAGCCTTGAAAGAGGCAAAATTAGAAAGCTTAAGAAAAAGAAGGAAGAGAGGGCAGCAATCTCTACCTGATCTCTCGGTTGCCGAGAACCTTGAGCCTGAATTCCTAAATCTTACTCAAGAATTACCTATAGAGGAACAAATCCCACTAGAACAAGATATGGGTATTTTGCCTGACGAATTAGAACTTCCCGAAGCAATGGATGATCCTCTTTTATCTTTAGAAGATCAAATTTTATCACGTATGGATAACGAAGCGGAGGAATTAGCTCCGAGTGTTATGCCGTTTAACAGTAATTTTGCAGATGATATACCGGAAAGCGTCAGAGATAAAATAGCTGCTTACCTGGAAGAGGTAACAGAAAAAGATAAGAAAAACCGCGCACCCTGGCTTGATATAATTGAAAAGGCTAAAAATCTGCTCGGCTTTAAAATTGAGGAAATACAAGAGGCAAGTAGTACAGGTTCCCGTAAATCCAATTCTTCCATCGGAAATAGCGCGCAGGTTAAGACTTACGATACTACCTTTTCAAGTAGCGTGCTAAGGCTCTGGGCAACGCTTCGCTCCGAATTATTACCCGCTACCGGCCCTGTAGGGTTTAGAACCGATATAAGCGTGGATCAGGACTACGAATTAAAAGGCGAAATGGTCAGGGATATTTTAAACGAGTATTTAACTGTTGAAGATAAAGGTTTTTATCCCGATTACGATCGGTTCTTATTGTATTTAATTTTATATGGGTGTGTATTCCGTAAAATTTACTATGATCCTATTACAGGTAAGCCCTTGAGCCGGTTTATCATGCCCGAGGACTTTTTATTTGATAATAACTGCTCAAGTATTACCGAATCAAATCGTCTGACCCATATTAGATATCTCTCAAAAAGAGAAATCCTCTTTAATATGAATAGTGGGATATTTTCCAAACTTGACCTTGATTACCTAGATAACACAGGTAGTAGCGAGGGCGAAGAAGAAAAGGATAAAAATGAGCAAAAACAGGTTGATCCGACCGGCTCCCGTTTTCCTTTTTATGAAACGCACGAATATCTGGTTTTAAATGATTTTTTTGATGATAGCACTTCGCTAGAGGATTATAGCATACCATTACCTTATGTTATTACCAGATGTGGTGTTACTAATCAGATCGTATCACTTACGCCAAACTGGGATGAAAACGATCCAACAAGAACAAGGATTAACTGCTTTATTCATTATAACTTATTCCCCGGGTTTGATGTTTTTGGATTAGGTCTTGCTCAAATACTCGGCTCTAATTCAAAGAGCTTAACTTCCATGCAGCAAATGGCGATTGACGCAGCTATTTTCCAGAATTTCCCGGGAGGGATGAAGTCCAAGGGAATAAAGACTACCAATAATGATTTAACGATATTACCCGGGCAATTTGTAACTGTTGAAACGGGTAATTTGTCGCTCCGTGATTCAATCATGCCTCTTCCTTATAATGGGCCATCACCTGCTTTACTTGAATATATTAACCGGATAACTGCTCAGACACAGGAATTAGCTTCTACAACGGAAGCGGGGTTAGCTGAAAATAATCAGAATACGCCTGTCGGTACTACCATTGCCTTGCTTGAAGTATCAAATCGGATGCAATCGGCAATAATGAGGACAGTTCATAGTAGTTTTAGTGAGGAGCTACAACTCTTTTATAAAATGTTCAACTTGCCGTCTCTACCTTTAGATAAAGAAAGCTTAAAGGTCATACCCGTATCTGATCCGTCTGTTGAATCTTCTACGCAGCGAATAATCAAGGCAGAAAGTATTTTAAAGTTAGCTAGCAGCAATCCTGAACTACATAACATGAGAGAGGTATATTTAAAAGTATATCAGGCTCTTGGTATTAACGACATTGATAAGATACTACTTCCTGAAGTAGCACCACAAGAGCAACAGGAGCAACCTATAGACCCGGCTTTGCAGGTACAGATTGCCGATATAGAGCAGCGAAGACTGGAAGTAGAGTCAAAGGAACGGCTAGCTCATTTAAATATTGAAGCTGACGGCTATAAGACCCAAATGAACATTGAATTTGATAAGGCAAAACTAGAACAAGAGAAGTATTTAGCTGAGTTAAAAGCAGCTGAGCAACAACAGCTTGCCGAGCAGAAATATCAAATTGAACTTTTAAAGCTCGAGTTAAACGAGAAAGAAAAAGTAATAGATACGCTAACTAAGGAACAGGAAATGAGTACTAAGAACGAGCTTGAATTACTAAAGCTTGAGTACAAGGCAAAAGAAGCTGAGTTAAAGGCACAAGTAGAAGCTCTAAGATCGCAAATTCCACCTGAGCCAACACAAGAGGAGATTATTTATGGATAGACAAAAAAGAGAGCTTGCAATGCGTCAAATGCAAGAAAGAGCCAGAGAAAAAGAAACAAGCTGTAATAAGTATGCTAGCGGAGGCGCAGCTAAAATTAGAAAGGACGTTGCTACCAAGAGCGGGGCAGCAGTAAAGCCTAGAAATATGGGGAGGAGCGGCAAATGACCTTCATTAACCGCAATAATATGTATAAGCAACGTTCTTTTACTACCGGCGTTATAGGAAATATTGAAGCTGAAATTGATAGGTACAGGAGCATTTTAAGTAATCCGGCCAGCATCTCTACGCTAGAGGATTACAAGTATCATGTCGGGGTAATTGCCGGTCTTGATATAGCCCTTGAACTGTTTAACAGACACATAATAGAGGTAAATAACAATGACTAATTGACGTTTCTATATTTTGCAACTAGAGGATATTTAAGGCTTCGAAATCTAAATATCCTCATTAATTCACCAACTTAACCTTTAATTAATAGGCAAATCATATGAATGATAGTACCCATTCTGCTTTAAGTAAAGATAGAATCTTTGAAGCAGAAACTCACATAAATTACAAACCGGAAGATTTTAAAACCAAAGGAATTGATCTGGAATCCTTTAATAAGGAAGCAATGATAGAGAGATTCAAGGAAGTATCGGTTACCGGAATTAATGTATTAATTCTTATTTACAAACCGCCTGTTGAGGAGGTCACAAGAGGAGGAGTTATCATTCCGCAAACCTCTGTAAAAGATGACCTGGAATACAACTCAATGGTCGGCATGGTATTGAAACTTGGCCCGGATAGTTATAAGGGCGATCAGTTTCCAAGTGGCCCTTATGTAAAAGAGGGAGACTGGGTCATATTCCCCCGTGGTTCATCATTGCAGTCAAAATATGAGGGTGAGCCGATAATTATGGTAGAAGATTTTAAAATCAAACTACTAGTCGATAATCCATCAAAAGTATCAAGGTAAGAATATGTTTAAAATAGATATTGAAAATACAAGCGACTTAAACGCTGCTGTTCCGCCTTTAAAAGAAGTAGCCGAAAATAAGGACGAGAAAGGCGAGGATAAAGAAGTACAAGCTCCTGTTAAGGAATCAGAAGAAGCTACGCAAAATCTAGATAGCAATGCCGATAAAAACGATATTCCTGCAGATGCTCCAGAGAAAGAAGAAAAACCGGCTAAAAGCTCTACACCTGAGAAAGATAATAAATACTGGGCTAAACTACGAAAAGAACGAGCAGAAAAAGCCGCGATGGCCGAACGCTTAGAACAGTTACAGCAAGAAAAATTACAAATGGAGCAGTTGCTCCATCAAGCTGTAAATGCAGGTTCTACTCATTATAAGAATAATGTTACGAGCGAACTCGAAATGGCACAGGCAAGGCTTCAGTTGGCACTAGAGAGCGGGGATGCTGCCTCTGTCGCTCGTGCTACAGCGGATATTTCAAAAGCAACCCATGCTTTGAATGAAGCCTCTAAAATAACCGATTTACCTCCAAAAGAATATTCCGAAGAACATCTTAATCAGGTTCGGGCTAGAGAATATGAGGATAGATTATATAGCTGGCTTGAAAGTAATCCCGAAGTAGATAGAAACGCCCCTGAGTATGATGAAAAGCTAGCAAGCCAGGTATTATCTTTTATTACAAAACTAGATCGTAAATATCAGACTACCAATAAAGCACATTTAATCGGTTCCGGTAGTTATTACAGCATGATAGATGAGTATATCGATAATTTAAAGTCGCCTGATATTTCCTCTGCTCATGTACCCGCCAAACATTTTGGGGCAGTTCGCAGCCGTGCCCCTATGGAAGGGGTCCCTGATCCAAAAACAAGGGAATTAAGCGATAGAGAGAAAAAGGCGGCGCTTGCTTTTGGTATGTCTTATGAGAGATATCGTGAGCTTCTAGATAAACATAATAAGGAAATGAGGTCAAAAAATGGCAATTAAATATAAACAAGACAAGAATAATGAGTTTAAGTCCGTAGATAGAGATATCAGGGAGCATGATCTTGAAAACAATGATTTTGATTTGATGTTCACTGATTCAACCTGTCCTTTTAAAGCTTTAATCGATGAAATAATGCAACCGGGCGAGGAATATTACTTTGCCTTTAATAGCCCTGAACGTATTAACAGGTTACTCGCAAAAAAGTGGTATATTGTATCTCCTGATAGGCTTAAAAACAAACGTACTTATAGAGGAGACTTAAGATCGGAAAATGATTGTATTACTACCGGTGATACTATTGTTTTAGCACGTGATGAACGTTACGGGATTAAAGAACAGGAATATTACGAAAACAAAGCTATAAGAGTAATGCGTGATACTTTGCAGAAAGTACAAACTGACATCTATAATCCGGTCATGCCGTTTTCAGACAGGGCAATGTAGAATATTATGTCTTATTCGGAAATTATATTAAATAGCGATATTAAACTCTCTTGGCCGTATCCACGCACCGAAGGAGAGGTTGTTAGCGATATTAACGATGTTAGCTCTAGTAACGATGCCTATACAATTACGTTGCCGCCTGCCAATACTGTAGAAACCGGTACTAGCTTATTATTTAATAATGTTGGGAGTTATGATTTTACTATTTTAAATAATGCAGGTAGCCCTATAGGTACGATTATTGTTCCAGGTGAAATTAGACAAATATATTTAATTGATTCCAGTAGCAGCGGCGGGGTATGGAGGGTAATACCATTCGGCGGAGGAACAAGCGGGATTATTACTTTCTCGGCAGAATCAGAAAAAAACGCATTAAATATTACGAACTCAACTATTACGCCGCCTTCAGGAAACATGAAGTTTGCCGTATCCGAATCCTTAAATAATTTAAATAACCTAACTACTCAGGTACAGAACGGATTTTTGGTGATAACGGGCAATACTCCATTAAGTTTTCTAACTCGAAAGATAGGAGGCAGCACCAATATAAATGTACAAAGCGGCGATGGGAAAACAAATGATGTAATTATCAATTTAGCCGATTCTCTAGTAGGATTATCCAGTATTAATGTAGGTAATCTCTTGATCTCGGTAAATACCATTACTACTGCAAGCGGCAATCAGGATATTAACCTGGCTACTGTAGATGATGGGGTGATTAATTTAAACAGTACTCAAATTGACAATGTCGGTAATATGAGCGTACCGGGGAAGATTATAAATCCTGCTACTGCTAAAGCTTATTGCTTCTTTTACGATAATAATGCCGCAAGTAACAATATCCAGATAGAGAGCAGTTTTAATATAGCCTCGGTTAGCGGAGCGCAAGGGTCATATGTTATAACTTTTGCTACTCCTTTTCCTGATGGTAATTATGCTGTATTAACAGCGCTTAGTCGAGGAACGGAAGTAATAGCGCCGTTTCAGGTGTTCTTTAGGTCCAGGTCAGCTACTGAAGTAATCGTTTTTACGACCGATACGCTTGGTAATTTGCTTCCTGTACTTGATGGCGTATCCGTGGTAGTATTTGGTAGTTAATTTTTAAAGAATTTAATCAAGAGAATATGTTATGTATGAATACGAAATAAAAGATATGTACTTAAACTCGGAAAAGTATTTCTCCGTTAAAGTAACTTTAGATAAAAAAGAAAAATATTTTATTATTTTGAATTTTGTAAATGGATTTATTGATGATTTTATTAGCGACGGCCCATCGGAAAATAAAATCAAAAATGCTTTAAAAAAAATATTAACCGAAAATAATAATTTTTATTTGATAAGGTTAACCAGAATAGCTTTAGGTAATGAAGAAGTAAAACAAGATTTAAGAGACGGAAAAAATGGTATATTTGAAATTAACTATATAAAATGGAAACAAATAGTTAATAAAGTAGAACAAGAACAGCTTGAAGCAATACTCGCTCAAGGGTTTGAAGATATCTAAGTAACCTTAAATAGTAGGACAATGGCAGTATCCCCTAGTAAAAGGGAGGAAATAATCGGACTATAAATATTAATAAAATTGTGTTATACTTCCACCTAATACAATAGCCTAAATAAGGAAAATAGTATGGTTATACTTGATACTCATAAATTAGTAGAAGAAATGATAGCTGCCGGTTTAAAAAAGAAACAAGCGGAAGTTATTACTGCTGCTATAAGCCAAAGCAATAATGATTTAGTAACTAAGAATGATTTAGAGCTTAAAATTTCCGGGCTTCGTAATGACAATAAATGGCTTAAAGCTTTAATGTTCGTCATTATCGGTTTACTGGTAAAGGTAGCGTTTTTCTAAAATCGTAGTACGATTTGCACAAGTAGTAATTCTTTTGCTATAATAGAATTAACAGATATAAAAAGTCATAACTAGACTATAAAAGGTTCTCGTCATAACTAGACGTTAAAAGGTCACCGAAGCTTGTATTAGCTTATCTTTTTTTAATTCAAAATATTTACGTTTTTTAGTAATTAACAATATATGAGGAAATTATGTCTAACGGCATTAATAGACCTTATGGTTTGGAAGTGGTTCAGTCTCAAATAGGAAACGGCGGAACACAAAAACTAGGTCAATACTTTATTTATGCATCTCCTGATGGTTTAACTACGCAGGCTCAAAGCATATTCAAGGGCGATCCCGTAAAGTGGGTAGATAAGGGTACGCCAGCTAGTGGCACTGCGGATTATAAAGTACAAGCAGGAACTATAGTACCGCAAAAAGTAGCTATTACTGCAGATGATACAGAGTCGGCATTTGCTGCTCAAGATGGGGCAGCTTTTGTCGGTGTATTTATGGGATGCCAATTTATCGATGCTCAAACCGGTTATCAAGTAAACTCTGATTACTGGCCGGCAAGCAGACAAGTTAAGAAAGATACAAAAATTACGGCCTTTGTTAATGATGACCCTATGGCAGTATTTAGAGTTCAAGTATCGGTATCACAGGCGACAGACGTTGCTAAAACCATATACCTAAATACCCAAAACGGCTTAAATGCCAATCTAAATATAGCGGGCAAAACGATTACCAATAACACCTCCAGTGAAAACCCCCGCAGCGGCAGTAATATATACGGCTCTGTTTACTATCTCGATGGTTCAAAAATCGCAAATACCAATACTCTGGATGTAAAAATTATTGGCATTGATCCGGTAATTACCGCAAACCCCAATCCAAAAGGATTAATCCCGGGAGTAGATATGCCGTTTATTAACCTGCTAGTTAAGTTTAATAAGCATGTTTACGGCTCAAGCGGCGTAGTAGGCCCTGATCTGTCCTAGGAGTAATAAGGTTATGTCGATTATTACAACGGGTAATATGCCGTCTCTTTTAAAGGAGGGATTATATCTACCGAAAGAGAAGAAGAAAAAAACATCTGCTACAGGAGAGAATCAATATAAGAAAATTAAAACTAAAAATAAAGGTAAATAATTATGTCTATTATAACAACCGGTGATATTCCAAGTCTGCTTTGGCCGGGTCTTTATGAGGTAAAGTCTCAGTATGATCGGTTTAAAGGGGAATATACCAAAATCTATGAACAGGCTAATTCCGTCAAACATACCGAAAGGATGGTTGATATTAGAGGAACAGGTTACGCTCTTGAGAAAACGCAAGGTGCTCCTATTAAAATGGATACTATGGGAGAGCGGTTTACTTATGAATTTGTCCACCGGGAATTTGCTCTTGGTTTTCAGATTACCAATATTGCCATGGAAGATGATCTATATGCCGATCAGTTCTTTAATGGTACTAAATCGCTTACTACTTCTTATGAACAAACCAGAGAAGTAGTAGCGATGAATCCTTTTAACCAGGCATTTAACGTAGCAGCAACCCAAGCTAACGGACAACCTCTTTGCTCTTTTTCTCAACCTTACGACGGCGGTGTTTATTCTAACCGGGTTGGAGGATATAACGGAGCTAATGTTAATGTCGACTTTAGTGAAGCAGGCGTTGAGCAGGCAGTAATACTAGCAGGCAGGATGAAAGATCAGGCAGGACTGCTAATTAATGCTCAAATTGAGAGATTGTTACTACCTCAAGACTTAATGTTCTCGGGTTGCAGGTTACTTGAGTCCGTATTTAGAACAGGAACGGCTAATAACGACATAAATGCACTTTATAACATGAAGGCTATTCCGCAAGGCTATGAGGTAAGCCATTTCTTAACAAATCCTAGCAACTGGTTTGGATTAACTAACGTTAAGGGAACTCGTAAGCATTTTGTAAGGCGTCCGCTTAAAGTAAATGTTACAACCGACCCCGTAACTGAAACCATGTCAGTGCTTGCATCAGGTCGTTATTCTTTTGGCATGTTTACTCCTCTTGGGGTAATCGGCGCAACAGGTTCAACGGCTTAAATTTATGAACAAAGAACTACAAGGATTGCTTGAAGAAGCAGAAAAAGAACATCAAAAGCTTGTTCTGCTTCAAGCAGGTATTTTAGAAAAAATAAATCTTTACAAAGAAGAAAATAAAAAACTGACTCACTTGTTGATTTTATCTAAAGGAAAGATTGACGGTTATAGAGAAGTCTTGCAAAGAATGGGGG